ACTCAACATCTATCATCTGGCACTTAGAAGCCGCGTTGATACTCTTCACAACAGCGCGCCCAATGAGTCCTAACAGTTGCCTTTGCATACTTTGCATCACGCTCATCAGAACGGGTCCTCTTTGACTTTCCGTTTTTTGCCACGCTTCTTACTGCCATTTTCAGGTTCTGGCAGATAGGCATCCGGCGGCCCAACACGTAGTTCGGTTACTGTGCCGTTGTTGTCCTTAGTGAATGACACTTCAGAAATGAGCAGCTCGCGGTTATTGAAGCCGCAAATGGGGTCATAGACGATAACCCGCTGGTTTGGCTGCCACAGAGAACCATCCCCCTGTCGCCAGCCCCATACCGTGTACGTGGTTTCATCGGTACGTGCGGCGCGTTGCCGGGCCTCGAATTCAGCGCGCGCAATGCAACTGGCGCCAGTGGACTGCCCCGTTTGTTGTACTGCCATAGGGCGGTAACGGCCAATTGAGGCATCTGTTGTTTTTGCACGAAGAGCCGTTGTTGTCGCAGCCCCAAAATCATCATCGTTTCCGGCACGCTGCCCCGATACCTGGTACGTTGAAAAACGTTCACGGATGCTTTTCTCGGTGTCGCAGGAAATAATGTTTTTCCCCAGCACCAGAGCTGTATGAGCGCGCGTGCTACCAATGCCGCCGATAACCAACCTTCCGCGCGGATCGTCGTAGGCAAGCGCCTGCTGCTGTCCAAGCATCTTGTTCAGGACTTCAATAACCGTTTCACCGTGATCGGGTTGTACACCGGGAATAGCGCCACCCGGTGCACCAGCGTTTACAACCGCTATACCGAAAGGTCTGGCAAGCGCAGCGGCCACCTGAACGAGTGATTGCCCATTGAATTGTGTCGGCTCAGCAGCGCAATCAATCAGATCAGCAGTCAGGCTGCGCCCGCTAATTCCGACACTAATTGAACGCGCATCGTAGCGAACCGGCGTTGCTTCAATCCAGCCAGTGACCACCAGATCATCACCGATTAGAACCTCGACTTTGTCGCCGTTTTTAACCCTGGGCTGAAGTGACGCAACACCATCACCACCGGGCCACTGTCGGGTGATCTCTACACTAAAATCTCGAGCCAGACGCTCAATCCCGGAACCGATACGAATTGACGTCCAGCCACCCCACTCACGACCGTTAACACGGAGAGTTACGTTATCGCTCATCGTACAGGAACCCTCAGCGGAGATACCGGCACAAAGCCGGGGTGAGCCACAGCATTGCGCCTGACAATGTCAGACTCCCGTGAAGCGTTATCAAACCAGGTTGCTGCCAGAACAAGTGCCGGAGTTACCTCATCAGGCGTTCTGATAACGGTCTTTTGGGTCTGCACCAGGCGGTGTTTTATGTCGTTGTTAAGGTCAGATTTCACCCGGCGCAAAGCCAGAAACAAACGGTCATCGGTCGTGCGGGATAGTTCTTTATCAATAGCGGTATTCAGCGTGTCGCGGATATCAACGAGGTCATCCCACGTCGGCACATCAACCACCGCCGCCTCATCCGGTGCGTTATTCAGCGCAGGGTGTGTCACAGAAGGCCATCCAGAAGACTGCTGAGTTTGTTCCTTTGTCGTTATTGCAGGCGTTGGCAGTGTTGTAACAGCGTAAACCGCTTCGCTTATGGCTGTTGTGCGTACTGCACTGGCAACATAATTCCCCTGTTCCTTACTGAGCTGTGTGCTTTTGCTGTCCGTTTTCCATATACCTCGTGGGGCCATATCTGATCCCAACGAAATACCGGCGAACCCCTTAATCATTTTCATAACGTCAGAAGCATTTCCGGATAGTCTGTTCGCCGTGCGCCACACTTTCTGAATAGCTTCGACATATCCTTTTCCTGATGACGGAGGAGGAAGAAGAACAGAAATATCACCCTGCATAAGTCTCGCTGCGTCTGCGACATAGCTGTCGACCATCGCCATAGAATCAGAAACTGAGTCCAGGATGCCAGTGGCACGCTCAAGCACATCTCCCTGAGCGAAGTCAGGCAAACCATCCATGCCGAACTGTTCAAAGTTGTCGCTGATACAATCATCAAGTGCTGAACAGGAAGATACCAGCGTGTTAGCTGTTGCTGCGCCAGCCGTTGGATATTCGAGTTCACCCGCTTCGACGAACTGTAGATCAAAGCGCACCATCCGCCCTTCACTTCTGGTCGTGCCAACACGGATCTCGCCATCAACACAGACGTTAAGCTCACCATATGTTGGATGTACCAGAGTGCCAGGTCCTGGTTTATTCAGTGCTTCTATCAGCCTGTCTCGCTGGTCGAAACAGTCATCACCGATGACATAAGCCGTAATTTTAGGGCGAAACGTGACCTTACCTAAATCCTCCGTATAGGGCTTATCACGATTTAGATATTCATGCGTTTCGACACGCCGCCCAACAGGAGCATCTTCAGCCTCAGTTTTAAACGGAACACCACGAAACGACGCATCCACCAGCCGATCTTTCCACGCCATAGTAACTCCGGGCATAAAAAACCCGCCGAAGCGGGTTGAAGAGATAGAATTAATTATCGCAGAAAAACATCTATTGAATATATTTCGCCAATCCTTAAAAATTTCGAGTCACTTTTACTGTCAATCGACTCAAAGCTATTAACGCTTGAAAACTTCTTCATCTTATTTTCAAATATAGCCTCATCGACACCAGAAAGATATTTAAAAGCCCTGCCAGCCAAAACAGCATTACTGAGTTTTTGAGTATTTCCGTTATCCTTATAGAACCATATTTTAACTCTTTCAGTACATGGAGGCTGGTATAGTGTCAGATAGAACTGAGGTTCATACTTACTTTCTGCATCATCACTAAATGCCTCTTCAGTGGATAACTCTTTTCTGAATTCGTATTGTTTTTTGATAATTCCATTTTCTTTAATAGAATTTACGCGAACAGGCTCTTTCCCAAGAGAGTCAATAAATTCGGACTCGTTGAAGTCGAGCCTGCATTCTTCAGCATTTACTCCAAAAGAAATTAATACTATTAAAAATAATATCATTGAGCGCATGACCACTCCTAATATGTAAACATCCAAGAATGGTAATGTTATATCACCTTTTAAGCATAAGCTACGAAATGATTTGAGTGTTGGCTACCCGCCCATGCCAGTTCTACCAATTCTGGTATAACCAACATCGGTACTCACGTTGATGCCTCTGGATTTCGACTCTGTCACTGTTGTTCCAGGTTGAGCACCTTTTAGCTCAACAACAACTCTGGCCTCTGGCTGTGAAGGTGTCCCCTGATTAATCTGATAAGGGTTATAGCCACTGCTAGCAACACCAGTACCATAAGCACCGTAACCACCAGCGCCCCACTGCGCAGCATTAGCTGCAGCAACAGTATCACTAGCTCCATCAGAGAACCATTCAATAATAGGTTTGAGCTTATTCCACATATCCTGGAACCACTTAACAACTGGCCCCCAGTTATTGATGATCAATCCTAGTGGTGTCCAACCAAAGACTGTTTTCATCAACTCCCATCCGACTTGGAAATATGGCCCAATCTTATCCCACATTTCTTTAAACCACGGGCCTACCGTACTCCAGTTGGCAATGATATAACCTGCGGCCATTGCAATAAGTCTGAACAATATCCCAAACGGGGACATTGATATAGTCTTACTCACCAGACCTAAAGCAAAGTTAACCCCCATAAACCCAAGCTTTAAAGCAGCAAGACCAGCAACAAGGCCGACTACTCCCCTGATTACATCAGGATTTTTCTCGGCAAAGTTAGAAAATTTTTCCCCAAGGTCACCAAGCCAAGTAACAATCTGTTTAGTGTCCGATGAAAAAGCACCACCTATAGCTGCGAGTCCATTTGTAGCTGTCCCTGTCATTGCTTCCCAGAGATTTGCCAAGGTTCCAAGCTGCGCCTCAACACGTTTGTTTAGGCTGGCTTGCTTGTTCATTTTTTGTTGAACTTGGTCATAGCCATCTTTACCCTTATCTATAAGGGCGTTAACTACCTGGAGTGTTTCCGCATCATCACCAAACAGGGCTTTTAACACTCCCGTTCTCTTCACATCAGTTAATTTTCTGAGTTTCGATAACTGCGTAAACATTTTATCAATACCGCCGAAACTGCCTTTGCCATCGGTGAAATCAAGATTCACGCCGAGCTTTTGACGTTGCAGTACTTTATTGACGCCATTGACTTTCTTGATGTCTAAACCGGACTGGATAACTTTGCGAAGAGCGTTGCCGGCTGACTCTCCCTGCATACCCATCTGGTCCATCATGACGCTGATCGGAGCAAGTCCCTGAGCGGCTTTTAGTCCGTCCTTATTAACCATCTTCAGAACTGAGCTGGTCTTAGTGAAGAACGACAGCATGTTGGTATCATCAACCCCAAGATAGAATGCCTTCTGGATAGTATCGAATAATCCCATCATGTCATCTGACGCGGTTCCAGTTGCATCCTGCATTTTCGCAGCGAACTCCGCTGCTGCTTCAGGTGTCTTTTTAAGCTGTACGGCAAGGTACGCTGTTGCTTTACCTACTCCACCCAGAATGTTTTCTGCCGGAATACCCTGGCGAACAAGCATCTGCATCATGTTCTGAAAATCAGCAGTCGTACCAGGTAGCTGATTTCCAAGCCCAACAGCCAGTTTGTTTATTGTTTCAAAACTATTATCGACCTCTCCATTGGCCTGCATCATTGCGACCTTCAGCCCAGTAGCCGCATTCTCCTGATCCGCGTAGGCTTTCAGCGATACAGTCAATCCGGCGGCCAAACCACCAGCTAGCGCCAGTCCTCCCTTTGAAGCTTCCTCTGCTTGTCGTTTAAAACCACGGATATTTTTCTGCATCCGTGAAAGCGCAGGAGATAGCTTGTCTACGCCTGTTATCAGCGCCTTAAGCTCAAATTCAGCCATTGCCTTTTTTCTCCTGCTCTATCCTGTTTGCCTGACTAACCAGCAGCGGAAGCTCACTGATTGGCATTTTCAGCAATTCAAATGGATTAATGCGCCAGTAACTGGCGCAGTCAAAGAAACGATCAGTGAGATAATCGGCTGTCAGGCCTGGAGGAAAAAACCAGCAACCAGCCAGCCTGCGCTATTCAAATCACCGGGTTTCATCTGATCTACCGTACTCAGCGGTACATTTGCCAGCCGGACAATGTACTTCGCGATAATGTGCGCCTGCAGTTTGATGGATTCATCCTGATTCATCTGGTACGGATAACCAAGCTCACGGACGTCTTTACCAGTCGGTTCGTTAAACTCCAGAACGCTAATCGTTTCGCCATGCGCGGTTACTGGATGGTTTAGTTCAAGCTCTTTCATTACTGGTAATCCCCTTCTTCGCCGTGGAATTCAAGATCCGCCGTACCTTCTTCGGCGTTGTGGTTTGCCTCACCGTGTAGCCAGGCAGACGACAAGACATAAACCTGACCGTTTGCCAGTTCGGCTGTAATGGTCATCTGGTCTGAAGTCGTCACCTTGTTGACCGGGAAATCTTTCGGCACCTTAAACGTGCCCTTAACATATGGTGCGCGGTGAGTCTCTTTTCTGTCGACGTCACCAGCCATGCCAATGACATCGTCATTGACCTTAGTATTCATCGGCACCTCAATACCGCCGGTCATGGATAATTGCTGACCATCAATTTTGAAATAACAGGTACCTGCAATGCGCGCCATTATGCGGACTCCTCTTGATACTGAAGACGGAACTGGTTAACGACCGCAAACACTCGCAGCTGGTTAACATAGTCAGGCGGGAATAAAGTGTTGAGGCGGTTCGGGTCTGTCGCGTCACGCTCAACTATCAGGTATTGTTTGAACAGGTCGTAATTTTCAACGATCCCGGCGCGCTCCATTTGGCGGTAGGTTGCCAGAAGCTCACCTTTGATAACCGCCGGAGTAACAATCGCCTGACCGGGGCCAAAACGGGTACCGTCGTTTGCCAGTTTGTGGCGACCATATTTGCTGGTTATAACTGACTTCAGCTTACGCAGAACGTATGCGCTGGTATGCAGCGTCTCACTATCGAGATAGCTGTTATCTGCAACGCCGTAGGCGTTTTTCTTGTACGTTGTAACGTCGCGCTGAATGCGCAGCGTACCGCTTTCAACGTATGACGTTGCAATCCCATGTGACAGCAGAGACTGCTGCTCGGTCATTGTGAAACGCTTCCCTTTTGGTGCTGGTAGCATGTCCACGAGCTCACCTGTCTGGGTTGGGCGCGCCGGATCGTTACGGATAAAGACGGCATTGCGCGCTGTTCGGCTGGCTGTAAGTTCGTCTGCTGGGGTCTGCGTTTCTTTCTCGTAACCCGCCACAGTGATGTGCTGTTGGTTAAGCTGATCACCGGCAGCAACCAGCTCAGAAAGCGTTCCGAGTTTCGCGGTATAAACGTGGCCATAAAGCTGGCGCGCGTAGCTCCAGCGACCGCTGGTATCGTTCATTTCGCTGACAAATGCATTAACCGAGGCCAAATCGCTGAACGGATGACCAATATAATCAAACGGCTCATCGGCCATAGCTGCAATAGCGCCATTGAGTACCGGAGCCCCCGTTCCGGCAGCGCCAGCAGCGACGGCTACTGCTACGCCTGCAGGCAACACTTCACCACCGCCGTAACCGTAATAATTCAGAACCACGGGGATGTCATTCCCGCTCAGACCTTTGTGACGTGCTGTCAGAGTGACAACGCCAGCAGCAGACGAAGCGATAACCGGCAATGTCGGATCAGCATTGATTGCATCTTTAATGCTCGATGCCACAGCCTCCACATCATCACCGCTTACAACTGCCGCCTGAATGCGAGTACGCCCGACATAAACATTCACCGTGCCGCTCTCAGTTGCTGCGCCAGTTACGGTCAGGGTATACGTGGCCGCCACTCCTGCCGCTGGTTCAGGAACAGCAATGATGTAAAGCTCACCAAAAGGATCGGTTTTGCGATACGCAGCAACCATGCGTGCAAGCTGACTGCCGGGGCCACAAATCTGTTTCGCATAATCAGCGGAGGGCATCAGTACCAGCGAATCAGGCTCAATTGCCGCACCGGTATTTGCGTGCCCCAGCAGCAATGATGGCGCTGACTCCTGACTTGTATTTGCCGCCGAATTATCCATCTCAGCATAAAACAGTGGCACCAGCGTATTTGCCGGGATAGTGCTGAAACTAACGGTCATTGGTTTCCACCTTTTTCTGTTTAACTTTGTTCACGCGCCTGATATCGCCAGCGGCTTCCCGGCGCAGCCAGTAGCTGCTTTCTTCAACATTTCGCCCTTCAACAGGCAAAAGGTCGCCTCGGGCAGGGTCAGGTACTGACCGCCCGTTTTTGGGTTTTACAAACATGGGTTTCCTCAGGAGGGAAGAGTTATCTCTGTGTGATGCTCGGGCTCCCCATCAGGGCCATGTCCCGGATCGATAAAATCAACATCAATCGCCAGCGTTTTAAAATCATCCAGACTGTTCAGTTCATCCTGCTGACGGGTGTCATCTTCTGAAAGCTCATGCAACACAGCGAAGTCGAACTGGTAGCTCAGTTCATGCCGGTTCACATCGAGCAACGTCCCCCCTGCATAGGTGATAGGGTTTCCGCACTCTTCAGGATTCCAGCCCAGGAGAGCTTTAAACAGTGACTGTCGTACATCGTGAACAACATCATATGAAGCAAACTGACCGCGCTCATCCCGGCCATTGCTGACAAACACAATGACGGCAAACCCTTCGGTTAAATCCTGCCAGTAGTCAGTCTGGCTCTTCTGTTCCCCTGGCGAATCATCACCGGGAACAACATAAGCCGCCGGCAGTTTCATCTTTCCGACTTCCGGCAAGTCCTTAAACTGCGCAGCACCTGCTACACGATTCTGGAACTCCGGGCAACGCGCCCGTAGTGCTGCAATAATCGGGGCCAGTTTCATCAGCGTCGTCTCTCCGGTTTGAGTGATAGCCGCAGTTCACGCGCCAGGTAGTAACGTGTCCACGAGTTGTTTTTGTTGAGTGTCTCAACCATAAAATTATTACGCGGTGCCAGACGCCAGCCGCTACCACCAGAAGCGCCACGGTGATGACTGCGCCGACGTTTTGCACCACCGCGCACACCATAGAACAGAAATGCCGGGTAAAAATCGCCGGTGATGAGTCGGTTCCCCTGTCCGTTTCTCTGGTTCGGTGCGATACGCGTCATAAAACCGGGTCGGTTTTTGCTCGCCCTTGGCACCATGTAGCCAATTGATTTTGCCAGGCGTCCTGTCTGATAACCTGGGTTTTCCCCTGGCTCAGAACGTCCGCGGCGCATTACCAGTCGACGTGCATCACGCATATGTCGCTGGCCAATAGTGATAAATGCCCGCCGGACGCGCGCGCGGTTGAAGCGCATTTCGTTCGGCTGCTGAAAATCAACGTGTAAAAAGGGTTCCGCCACTGGAATTCCCCCCAATATTTTCTGTAAATGAACCCAGTTCGGTGCACTCAAGAAGCAGAAACCGCCGTTTACTGTTTAGATCACGAACACGTTTCACGCGGTACACCTCATCGCCCTTCGCCACTTCAAAATCGCTGGTAATTCCGCTGCGCCAGCGAATGGTGATGTAATGCGTGATCACGTTATCTGTCTGAGCCGTTTCCTGGTATGTCGTCGCGCTGGTTTGCACCACCTTTGCCCAGACGTAGAATGAAACCGGGTATTCAGGCTCAGTTCCGAAATCATCTGAGGGGACATCGACTCGTTTACGGATCAACACCCGTTTATCCAGCTCTCCCGGATCGGGAAGCAGGTATGTCGCGCTGGTTTGCGCCTGGCGAAGCTTCATAGCGGGATAAACCGGTACGGGCCGACAAGCCAGGTATAGGATTGCGGCATTTCCGTTTTTTCAACCTCAGTAACGGAAGAACGGTTTTCGTAGAAATGCGTCACCAGAAGCAGCATTCCGAGGCGGATATCATCCGGAATCAGAAGACCATCAGGATCGTCAGCCGGAACGTCAGGGGCAGTACCGTAGAGTTTTCGGTTCAGATACGTTTCTGTCCTGGTCTGTGCAGCTTTGCCGAGGAATTCCAGAAGTGAATCTTCATCCGAATAATCCTCCTCCAGGCGCAACTGATGTTTAATTTCTTCCAGTGTCAGGAGCATTAAGACCTCCATGCCCGCCGGATGGCGGGCATAAAAAAACCGCTTTCGCGGTACTGGTTACATCAGGTTTTCGGTTATGCCGGCTTGCCCACCAGCGCTTTGATGGCTGCCACGTCTTCAAGAACGCAGTCAAAACGGTGAAATGCCAGGAATGCTGTTTGATCATACTCAGCATAACGTTCAACCAGGCGCTTCAACGTCATATAAGTGATACGACGAATAATGAAGCGGTCGAAGTCTCCGAGAAACGCGAATTTTTTACCCGCAGCAATTCCATCAATAGCCTGGTCAATAACATACGGGATATTCAGGATCGTTGCCGGGGTGCCGCCTGCGACATCCGGTAACCACAGTGGGCGGTTCTGGCCATCTACCATTTCTTCAATCACCTGAAGGGTCGAATCGTTAAATGCCCAGCGGTATTTAGGACCACCACGGTAAGCCGGATCAATGGCATGTTTCAGCTTGTTCATTTCCTGCCAGGTGAATGCTGCGGCAGCAGCAGTATTTACAGTACCGGTGACAGACGCTACCAGGCCTTTAGGCTGTACCGGTGTACCTGCGCCGGTTCCCTGAACAAGATATTTGGCTTCGCCGCGCCCAATTCGCTGACCAATACGCGCAGCCAGGTACGCTTCGATATCAACACCACTATCCTGTAAAAGCTCATTGGATACACGGATGATTTTGGACGACAACTTTTTAGCGCCCAGAATCGCAGTGCCGAAACTTACATCCTCTTCCGATGCTTCGGTGTTTTCACCCAGGAGTTCGCCTTCTTCCGCAGTACCGTCGGAGGTCGACCAGGTAATATCCTGACCGTTCGAAGTATTGAGGATCTGCGCCACGCTGGCGATTCCACCATAGGCTTTCATCGAGTCGACGATTTTATTCAACATCTGCGTCGGTACGGTGTAACCGCCTTTAGCGTCCGGCGTCGTACCCTGGGCTCGCAGCTCTTTAACGGCCTGGCGTTCTTCGGCAGTTAACTCACCAAAGCCATGGCGCAGAAGACGGTCAAAAGCGGCGGCGCGGCGTTCATCTGCCTGCGTCTCCGGATTTTTCTGGCGCTGGCGCTGTTCCGGCTCCTGATCATCAATTACATTCTGATCGTGACGGCGCAGTTCTTCTTCGCGGGAAATACGCTCATCAAGCGAATCCAGCTCAGATTTTGCAGCGTTCCACTGGGTGCGCTGCTCATCGGTCCAGGTCGCATCGCCAATTTTATCGTGCAGAGCACGCATATCAGTGGCGATGGTGTTACGTTTTTGCTTCAGTTCGTGCAATTTCATGGTTTTTCCTTACGCGTTAAGAAGAGTCAGCAGGCGCTCGCGCGCCATTCGTTGATTAATGGCTTGCGCCAGCGCGCCGCTGTCGCGCGCTTCCTGCCAGGCTTTCATGGATCGGATGCCAGAATCAGCCTCCTGGTAGGCCGGATAGGTCACCGGGCTGACATCAAAGAGGCGTGAAAAACGGTTAATCTCACGGATAACAATCCCCTCATCGTCCTGATACCAGCTCTCACCATCGTGCGCGACGCGGAAAGCAAAAGAGGACTGGTTTATATCCCCGCGCATCATCGGAGCCAGCACCAGATCACGGATGGTCTGGGTGTCAGGGGCCGATATGTCGTAGCTAAGCCCCTTATCATCGACACTAACGCTCAACGTGCCAGATGCACTGCGACCGAGTATAAAGTTGGGATCATGATTGAATAGTCCGCGAATATCGTCACCCAGCACATCATCGAATGCGCCTGGCTTAATGATTTCGCGAAATCCCCAGAGCGGTTCAGAGCGGCTGTTAAATACCGAGCCGTAACCGATAATCCGCGTGGGCTGCTCGCCCTGCTGTTCGGCACGGACCTCACCGCTGTAACAGCGAGTCTCGCGATCACTCATCGGTTTTTTCCTTTTCGGTTTTGGTGTTTTTGAAATCGTCCGCCGGATTGGCGGCGTTGACGCTGACGAGCATTTCGTCAAGCCCATCGACAGGGTTCATGTCCTCGAAAGCACGGGCTTCGTTGCGGCTCATCCAGCCGTCGGTGATTGCAAAGTGATAGAACTGGGCGCGCTCCTGTGGGGTGCCACGCAACAGGCCAGTAAGGTTAAAACGGACGTAATACCCTGCGGCCAGTTCGGCACGGGTAAACAGGCGTCGGTTAATCTCCTGCTCCCAGTTCGTCACCCAGGGCATCATCGAGTAACGGACAAACTGAATAGCCTGCTGCGTGATGTTGCTGAAGGTAGCTTTTTCCAGGTCATTGATCATGTGAGCCGGCACGTTAAAAATCCCGGCAATCATCGAGCGATTGAGCTTTGACATGTCGATGACCTGAGCGTCAATCGGCGACACGGTCAGTGCTTTGTAGTCCAGGTCAGCAGGAAGCAGCATGGTTTTGTTTTCCTGGCTGCGCAGTGCGAGCGCCGCCTTTTGCCAGACCTTCTTTAGCCTCTCCCATCCTTCAGGTTTAATTTCACCCTTAACGGTGACGATCCCTGCGGGACGTGCGTTACCGCTGAAAAAACTCTCGGTATATTTTTGCCCGCTCATCCCCATGCCGATCGTTTCGGCATGCTGCATTACCGGACTCAGGCCCATCTTCTGGTTATTTCCAAGCGCCCGGATGTGAATCATGTCATCCGGATTGATGGCAAATGCGCCTTCCTCGTTATACAGCCCATAGGTGTACCTGCCGCCGGTATTAACCAGCGTGGTTTCCCAGGGCATGCAGCAGTCCAGAGAAGTCACCTCCCCGCGACGGTTACGTTTAACCCAGGTGTATCCGTTACCCCAGCCAAGAATGTGGCGCTGTTTCAACTCTCGCCATTTGTAACTGGTCTGCCAGGTGTTTGGCTCATCATGAACCAGGTAAAACGCAGGGTGATCCCGTGCTGGTTCAACCTTTCCATTATGCTTACGCATGACATGCAGCGGCATCTGGGCGAGGTTTGAGGACAATACATAGATACAGGCATATACCGCCGCCAGCTTCATCGCTGTTTCAGGGCTTACATATACATCTGCTCTGAAAAGCCCATCAGTATCAACTGCATCACCAGTTATTGGTGTACCGGGATTTTCGAGAGATTCACTTCTGAACAAAGCATCAAGCAGCACGCTTCCCCCTTCTGGCCATCGCCAGGGCACCCAGCAACAGCAGGCCGCCCGAGAACATGAGCGCCGGGGCCAGACCAAAACGCAGGTATACCCCGGACGTGAGCAGGCCGAAA